AGTAATTTGGCCGCATTGTGGTGAAATAAATGACGGAATCACTCACATTGGCAAAAGTCACCGATGATTGGTATTGCGTAAGTAAAGGCAAAATCGTTTGCTCAGCGGAATCAATAATTTGATCAAGTTGCGCATCCGAATACAAAGAAACCGAGACACCAAGAATAGACCTCAGCTGTGAGGCTGTGACAATTGCTGGCATCTCGGTTCCTTTCGTGTCAGTAGCGTTCGGGAGCGACCGCTACCGATAGTGATTTATGGGAGGTTGTTGAATTGTGCACCATTTGGCACTTTGGCAGCTAGTGCGCCATAGCCGTAGTACAAGATGTCAATTGTTCCATCGCTGTTGATGTTGGTGCGTAGCGTAAAGCGTGGTGACTCATACCATGTGTATGAATCTGGGTTCACAACTACCATTGAGGAATCGGCATCAGCTGTTGTTGTACCAGCGTTACCAAATGAGCGTGAAACATAAAGGTTCAGACCCGGTGAAACTACACCGCGCAATGAATCGCCTCTCACATTTCCAGCCTGATTTGATGGTTGTGCTGCATTGTAAAGTGGTGTGCCATTGTCGTTGTATCCCATGATGTTGCCCCATTGTGTAGGTGAAACAATCAATGAGCGAGCAAATCCAAGTGATGCGCCATAAACATTTGCGGCTGCCTTTGATGTGTATCCAAGGAATCCGGTTGCTGAGTTTGCTGCCTGTGCTGTCACGCTAGTAACTGCCGCTTGCATTGCTGCTAGTGCATATTCATCTGTTTCCTTTGCATAAGCAAATTCAAGATTCTGGAGCAAAGCTGTTAGGTACTCCGGACGGCTGCGGTCGATCAATTCGACTGTTGAAATTGCGCGGCCTTTAAAAGGCTGAACAGATACAGAAAGAAATGTTGCTGAAAGTGATGTGTCTGTAATTGCGCCATTTTCGGCAATTGCATCAACGCTGGGCACAGCGGTGACACGAGGCAACTCGAAGGTCATGCCTTCGGCAACCAATGTTTCGCGGCTGATGCCATCGATGCAACCACGATCAGCATTTGCAAGCGCATTGATCACCTGTGTGCTTTGTGGTGTTGGAACCATGCCGGGTGCTGTTGATGTTGTGTTATCGGCAGCCTTTACATATTGGCGTGAATCCTCATCATGCAAAATTGTTGCCTTGAGGTAGTGCTCGAGGTATGAAACCTTGTTCACAATTGGTGAGCGTGGTGCTGTGTAGTAAGCCGGGCGTGATGCCTGTACTGGTGCGGCGACTTCTGGAGCTGCTACCGGTTCAACGGCAGGAGCGGTGACTTGTTCGGTAGTGTTTTCCACTTTGTCTCCTTCATTTGGGTTTGTTGTATCTGTAACTGTTTCAGTTTCAGAATCCTCTGATGCGGCAACTTCTTGCACGCGAGCTGATCGCACAGCTGGCTCTGTTACAAGCGCAACAGCTGTAAGCTGACCATTAAGCACCTTCATGGTGCCATCCTTTTGCATTTCGTAATTGTCCACGGCCAACTCAATTGAAAATCCATCGCGTAGGCCTTCCATCGCCTCTGTCAATGCATCCGTGCCGGCTGTTGTGTTCGCAATCTTAAATGTTGCGGTCATTTCTTTGTCATTTACAGTCATGGCAATGCTCTTGCCAATTCTGCGTGTGTTGTCGTGCTCAAGGTTCAAAAAAACATCTTGTGGCTGAATTGATCCACGAGCAAAAACAACTTTGCCGGTTGATGCGTTTGCGTGCTCATTAAAAGCAACGATGCGACCGCTGATTGTGCGTGAATCTGAATCAGCTGCCGTGATGTGCATTGGTGTTGTTAGCTTCATGAGATCATGTCCTCCATTTGTCTGATTTCATCGGTGGTGATCGCCCCGATGTCAAATAAAATCTTGTAAATCTCAGCACGCTCTTTCTCTGATCCGCGTAAGTATGCCTTGAGATCAAATTCCACGCGCTGTGTTGATGGCGTGAAATCTGGCATTGATAACCTTGAGCTGATGCTGTTCATCAGCGGTAGCAATGAAAAATCCAACAAAGTTTGACGGGCCGTTTGAGCGTTTGCGTATGTCATGCTGGAGCCAGTTGGCGCGTCAATAAAATAGGCCGGAATTCCCACGGCTCTTGCTAATTCGGTTGCAATAATTTCGCGTGCGGCATTGAGGCCAATTTGCTCTGGAGAAAAACCAACTGTGGTCAGTTCAACATCAGCATTGAGAAACGCTGTGCCACGATTTCTGCGAGCTGCGCCCCATGCATCCAAAAGCTTTGCAATGCGATCAGCTGGCAATGCTGTGCCATTTGATTTCAAAACCATCGATGGCACCGGCTCTTTTGCGTACATTGCGGCAGCTCTCTCAAGCTCTGCTCCGGCACGGATTGTGCGACCTGCGCGATTCAATAAACCTTCATCGTTGCCGTAAAAAACCACGAGTGATCCAACACCAGACATTGGAACACGCGATCCATCGACTGTGTAATACTCAATTTGCGTGCCGATTGAGTTTAAGAAAACGCCAACGCGATTTGGAGCAACGCGCCACATTTGTCGAACACGGCCTGTGTCTGCAAATAAGTCGATGATTTGGAAATACGAAAATCCCGTGAATAATAAATCCTCACAAGCCCAGACCCATGATGCGGCTCCTGGTACTCGCTTGTCGGGATCAGAAATCACAACAGGTTGATCAATAATTGCACCTGTTGTTTTGTCGCGAGTAATCAACGGAATCGTGGCGATTGAATTGCAAATCATGTTGCGTGCGCGAGCAATTGCCGGCACACTCATTGCTTCCTCGCGGCTGACAATGTAATCAGCTCCACCAAATGGGAAAAACGCATCCAGCGTTGGAGCTGGCCCAATTTGTGCAGCTACATCAGCGCCGCGGTCAATTGCCACAGCTTCAATGGTGCGCTTTCGATCAAATAATCCCATGGAGCGATTTTCTCAAAATGTCAAGCATCAACCCACTAAAATGTCTATTTCGGTTTCTGGGCGTGTCGCAAAGTGTGTGACCAATGCTGATGCTACGGCTGCACAAACGGCTGTACCGCTGGCACGCCTTCCAATAACCCAACCACCATCACCACGCCTCAATTGCACAGCTGAAAGAATCTGCTCCGTGAGCAACGCTTGATTTCTGTGCTTGAGTCTGTGGCTATTGATCGCTCCCAAAAGTTCGTCACAACTTTGTGGGTAATCGCTGTCCATGTCATGGATCGGGATACCAGCTGGCTGCATACGCGCTGCAACAGCACCGCTTGTGCGCCTTGAGTAAAGCAAATACTCGATGGGGTACTTTCGGCAATAAGAGGCTGCATCATTGGCAATTGCCCGATCATCAAGCTGAATCGTGTTTTCCCATGTATGCAACAGCTTTACAATAAATGACTCCGAGCCAAGCTTTTGGGCGGCTACCAATGCAGCGTGTTTTCTGTCCGGTGAAATGTCGATGGCCATCCATGTGAGCTTGTCCTCATCAAGATCGATTGTTTCATCGCCACACTCTTGCCACTCTTTGGCTCCGACAACGCTTGAAATAGTCTGAACCCATCGATTCAAAACCTCAGTCATTACAACATCGGGAGGATCATTGAAAACGGCCCGGATGTTGTCTGGGTGAATTGTTATATTGAGGCCGGGATTGGCAAAAGCTGCATTTTCCAATGAAATCTCATCGGTGGGTGCAGACCACTCAAAATAGCCCACATCATCGGCCGCCCCACTAGCTGCGGCCAATCCTCTTTCGCGCAATTGGTTGAGCACCATCGAGTGTGAATCACCGGCCGAGCTAAAACAATTGACCTGTGGATTTTTGGCAGCCATCAAGGTGTACCGCATAGCTGCAAAAGTTTCCATGTCGTGCAGCTCTCGAATTTCATCCATGTGGATGGTTTCCGGCTTTGACAATCCACGCGCAGCCGATCCACCAGCTTTGATGATGAATCGATTGCCTTTGAGCGTTTGGATTTCCTCTGCTCCATGTTGCCAGCGGATTCGCTTTACTTGATTGGCCAAATCCGCATTTTCCTCGATGATCTGCACAATGGCTCGAAATTGCTCAAGCGATGTGACCAATCGGTGAGCTGTGGAAACTTGCAGCGATTCATCCCAATGGAAAAGACCCATCATGATTCTGGCCATCATGTAAGTGCTCTTGCCATTTTGCCGGGCTACGGATGCGACTGTGACCGGATGGTGGTACCTCCCATCGGGTTTGATTTTCAAGCTGTGCTCGGCCAGCCATTTTTGCCATGGCATAAAGCCGCCCGGGATGATCTGCTCAGCGAAATCAATCAATTCAAAGCCGCGTGACGGCAAATCATTGAGCGGTGAGTGGATTCGTGGAGCTGTTACCGGCAAAAAAACCGATTCCAGCCGATGTGAGACGATTTCAGCCGGTGGTGTATCAATGATGACCTGATCATCACTAATCATGACTTATCGACTCGTTTTGGGGTACATAAAGGCCTTGGAGAGTCGGGGGTGTTCCGTCCGTTTCAAAAAAACGACCTCCTTTGCGTAAATTGCAATTTTGACACAATTGCCTCAAATTCCACATTTCATCGCCTCCACCAAGCCTTTTTGGGATCACATGATCGATGTGCATTTGGCCTTCGGTTTGGCCACATTGCTGGCAACAGCCATCTCGCTGCATCACCATCTCTCTGATCTTACGCCAACGCCTGGTGCTGCCGCCTTTCCACGATCTACTCACGATTGACCTCGCTTAATGACCCGAATCTCGTCCCATTGCTCGTTTTCGATAAGCTTCATGGCTCTTTGTTGTCTAATCCAATGCTGTTTGACAATGTGATTGGGTGCTGGATGTTGTCTCATTTCGTTATACATCAACGCAATCTGCAATGGTGTATCAAACACAATCAGTCGATTGGGTTGGTTGTATCGCTTAGACAAGACAAGCCAGAATCGCCTGTGTCCTTGAATTGTGTGCGTTCCATCAGCTATGACCGATAGGCCTTTGGCCACAGCTTTGATGGCTTGTGATCGTATGTGGTGCATGAACTGATCCACCTCAATGTCACGATTGATTCGTACAGCTTCGGTTGAATACAGGTATTCATCTGTCCGATTCTTGTGCATCCATGTGGTCTTTCCTGCCGCTGGACATCCCATCAATACTGTGATCATCAATGCCACCCATGCTTTCGCCAATGTGCCAAAGCACCATTGCAAATCTTGCCTTGATACCTGTGATCGATGTATCTGAGAGTCCAGTCAATCATGCGAAAGCCATCAAGATTCTGATACTTAGGATTGCGCATCTGGCCTAAGCCAAAGTGATTGCCGTTTGGATTGATTGCTTCCACACGCCAATTGCTTTCCTTTGTGATCAATGTGTTAAAGCATTGGAATTCTTTGTAATTAACAATCCTTGAGTGTGCATAAAGTTTCAATGAATCAATCGATGGTTTAACTTCTCTTGCAGCTGTTGCCGGTGTTGTGCTAACAATACATAGCACGGCCAATAGCACCATACATCGCGCCCGAGCTATCCGGCACACCGGCTCGTCTGCGAGTCTGGAGCGTACCAACGCTGTCAAATACCGAGCGTAATCTTGGGCGATTCCAACAGGTTTCGCACACCTGTGGACAAAGCCTGTGGATAACTTATTCACAATGACATCTCCTCAATCCGAGCATCATCAACAATCTTGATACCAAATGTGCCACAGCTCATGCATTGTGCAAACCACTCATGCTCTGTTAGCTCTGCACCTTTCTTGAGGCCATGGCGTTGCTTTGGCTTTCCATACAGCTTTGAGCAAATCGAACAATCAAATTGAAGGATGTGCATAATTGCTCCTTTGTAAAGTCTCAATAGGTTGCAGATTGATTTGAGGCACGCTCCAATTGTTTTGTGAGGCGTTTCGGTAGCGTGGTTTTTTGGCAATGACTACTGGCATCCAGCCAACGATGTGCATCTTTGGTGAGTTGCCTGTGACAAGTACAGCAATGTCACGATCATGTCGATCTGATTCCTGAATCCACAAATTGCTGTTTGGATTGGCTGACCATTTGACCTCGATGTGTTCGCCCACATCTGCCTTTGACTTATCCCATGTAATGCCCGGTGTGTACTCATAACCCAATCGCTTGGCCACCACTAGCTCAGCCAGCATTGACTCGCCCATTTGTGCCACATACTCAAACCATGACAGGTTTTTCACAATCCGTGAGCTGTGATCAGCTGATCGATCATGGCAATGTTGAATCGCTGCAATCATGCATTGCACTTCCTCGATGCGAT